TCTTAATTGAACAACCGACTTAGATAGTTTTGGCTTCACTTACCTAATTTTAACCCGTCAGGAATTGGCTTTGAATAGTCCCATTTAGAAATGTAAGTTACTCCGTCACCATCATCTTTTAACCGAATAGATCCTGTAAATGCAAAATCAGCATCTGTTAATTCTGGATAATTTGCAATAATTTCTTCATAAAGTGTCATGTTATGCTCCTAAATAAGCAATCTGAAAACGGTTTGATGCAGCGTTTACACTTTTAGCATTTAAGGAACCGCCTGATGATTGATAAACTGAAATAGTGAAGTAATCGCCTACATTTGCAGAAACTATAAATGATGCCTGTCCAAATGCTTGACCAGAAGCAGCTGCTGGCGATGTGTAATAGAGAGTTGTGCCATTTCTGGCAACGATAATTTCTCTACTACCTGTTGCGTTATTGCCCCAAGCAAAAAAAGTATTGATTTGATAATAACCAGCTTTTCCCGAAGGGATAGTCAATCTTGAATTGTTTGTAGAATTATCATGGAATGTATTAGTATCCCAATCCTCTAATTCCCAATTAAGTGTAGTTTCTGTATTGTTTGCGATGCTTTGTGCTGTAGTTGATGAAGCAGATGCACCGACAAATGTGACCGCTGTGCTAGATGTCGTCCAAGAAAAATCAAGATCCGTGTTAGACGCTTTGCTTAATACTTGTCCAGTTGTTCCACCTTTAAGATCGACAAAGGACGTATCCACACCGCCTAAAGCGGTACGAATAGCAGCTGCTCCGTCTTTTACAAGGTCGGTATCGTCTGGGGTTTCCCACCCGAAGTTAGTTGTCGTTGCCATGTTTCTCCTTTATCAGACTACTATTGTAGCGTTAATCCATTCCAGCCCTGCGTCAATGCTGTTCCATGTCTCGGATGCTGAGACTCCATTCCAACGAGTGGACTGGAGGCTGTAAGCCGTTGGTGAGACAGTCAAAGTCAAATAAAGCGAGTTATAACCAGCGGTAAAAGTCCAACCTTCAACAAACCCTTGGAATTGTCCATTAGTGATGTTTGATGGCAAATCGGTAATGTTTACAGGTAGACCCATAAATACTTCTAGCAAAGCATCTCTATCGCTGTCATCGATCTCAGGGCTAGCAAGCGGAAAAGTAATTGACTTAAATTGAGCCTCTGGGAAAGCGCGCAAGGCTAGATAAAACTCAGCCTGATCTAAAGCATCTGAAGCGTTTTCTAATGAGGTTGTAATCTCATAAGATTGTTGTCCGTAAACAGCGATTGAATCTGCATTTAATGCCGACTCCTGAGCGTTCGCCTTGTAAGTAATCGTCACGTTATTGCGGACATCGCCAGAGCGCTTTGAGGTTCTGATCCCGCGAGCCAAGGCATGAGAGCCAGTTAGATCCACATAACCATTAGTGGCAAGATAAGAACTGCGATGAGTACTATCGGCATAACCAATTCTGCCCTGTGAATCCTCAAAGAGGTATCCGAGTCCAGATGTAGCCAAAGATGATACAAGGCTGTAAATGTCAGTTGTGCTGGATGATCGAGCAGTTAATTCATAGTCGCCTGGTCGATCGATCTCACCAAGCCCTGAGTTTTCAGCATTAACCCAAGTTATTGTTGGATCGTATCCAGCCCAAGTTTCAGCAGCTGGTACTTCATTCCAAGTATCAAACAAGGCTTGACTAAGAATCGTATAGATTTGATCTCCGTCAAAGTCTTTGCTTAAAACGCCCTCTGTGAGGGTTTTAGGCAGTTTAGACAAAGCACCCAAGGCAACTACCTTGATTCGCTCTGAAATAGCCGTGGATGAGGCTTGAGTGACTTCTACATCGATGTCTGTGACATAGCCACCAAACAAGTTTACGAAAGTGCCAGATGAGTCTTTGACTTGGATGTTGATCTGGTCATTGATGTCCATCTCAATAGGAGATAGATCCAGGTTAAGAATCTCAACATTGCAATAACCGGCATAAGGTTGGGAATAGATGTCTTGACGACCGGAAGTAATCGTCAGGTTAGCAAGGGTAAGGTTTGTGTAACTGCCTCCACCATTGATTGTAAGGTTCCATTCAGGAGTCCATTGACTCATGCGATTAGAGCCGATCCAGGTCCACCGCCACCGCGATAAGAGGACTCATTAATAATCTCTACAATCTGACGGGCTACGCCTTCTTTGTCCAAGGCTCCAGTTACATTAATGTTGTAAACGGGTGCCATTGATGCAGACTCGGCTGCTCTAAAAGATCCAGCGCTAAATGATCCAACAGCAGTTGATGCAATAGCTGCACTAGAGGCAACCTTGGCTACTGAACTAGATCCGGATGTTGTGCCACTTGTACCAGTAGAGCCACCGCTTCCGGTGCTTGAAATGGTTGGCGCTGTATAAGTTGGGGTGCTTACTTTTGGTGCTGAAACTGTTGGTGTAGTAAATGATGGTTTAGAAACAGTAGGTATGTTGCCAAGAATAGGAATTGAATTATAAGCCCTAATTATCGCATTGATGCCATCAATCGCACCAGATACAAGATTACGAATTACATTAATAATACCGCCAATAATGTCTACTACTCCACCTGCAACCCTAGCCACGAAGTTAATTGCACCAGCAAGAGCGACAGTAAATACCGGCACAATGTAATCAACAAGGAATGCGCCTAAAGCCTGGAAAGACTGCTTATTTCGTTCGATTGCTTCTCTGAGTGGATCAAAGAGTTTTATAAACTTCTGGAAATCAGGTATTACTTTATTAACAATCAGGTCAATAAGTTTCTGGATAATTGGCAAAAGGTTATAACCGATTGTCTCAACGCCTTCATCAAAGGCTACCTTCAAACGATCCATACGACCCTGGAAGGTCTCAGCATTTTTAGCAGCTGCTCCGCCAAAGAGATCGCTGAGTTTTGTCTGAACCTCAGTAAAGGACATAGCCTTTAATTCAGCAGCAGTTAATCCAATACCCAAACGACCAAGAGCAGCGCTGTTGCCATCGTATGCTTTACCTAAAGCATTGGCTACGCCTTCAAGTGGCTTGCCTGTCTGTGTAGAAATGTCGAGAGCAAGAGAAAGCAGATCCTGCGCCTTTGAGACGTTGCCAGTTGATAAAGCCAAACGAGCAAGGGCTGGACGTAGGTTATCATCTGCCACACCAGTAGCGCGAGCCATCTTGTCGATGGAATCCTCAGTAGCTGCAATCTGGGCTTTAGTTGCGTTTGTTGCGTTCTCTAATGCTGAGGCTAATTTAACCTGGCTTTGTTCATCGGCTAATGCAGCCTTAACGCCATCAACGCCAATCTTAACTGCATAGGCACCTGCAGCAGCAGCAGCCGCTAAAAACGCAGCCCCGGCTACCTTGCCAAACTTTTCTAATTTGCCAGCAGAATCCTCGACATCACCATTGGCAGCCTTTAACTTCTTATTGAGATCATCTACGTCAGCAAGGATCGAGAGTTTAAGGGTTCTATTACCTGCCATTAATCCCACTCCTTCAAAATCTGACTAAATGCTTCCTCCCACTTACGAACTAGATCCGGTTGAATCTGTCGCAAAGTTGGGTAGATGAAGTAACCTGAGTTACCTCTGCCCTTGTTAGGCGTACGCTTCGGGAACTGCTTAAATCTATTAGATCCAAACTCCATACCGTAAAGTAGGTCAAGAGTTGAACCGCCACCGCTAAACTTTTGACGAGCAAAGCCGTAACTAAACTCACCAATCTTTGAAGTCTTACTTACCTTAACTCCATCAGCAATACGCCTAGCAGCAGTACCTGAAACCGTACGAGTCGCTGCTGCGATCTTAATCTGTTGAGAAGCGTATTCAGCAAGATTAGAACTTTCCTTTTTAGCAGCTTCAACGGCTTCATCCGACATACCTTTGAAAGCCCTGGTAATACCGCGTAGATCTGTTTTGTCATAAGCGATCTTGACTTCATCTGCCATCCGATCGCTCCTTCAGTATTTCTATCGCGGTTAAAATGTCGTCTGCATCCTCCCAGTATTGCATCGGTATCCCCGTCTCTATTGCTAGATTAACGAGGATCCGCCTTATGCTTCCTGGTTGGTGGCTTTTGGGCTATCGTCTCCAACTGTTACGTCAGCAACGGTCTCAGACCAAATGTCGTAAGACTTAACAGGCTTTCCAGCATTCTCTCGCTTGTAAGCGTTATAAGCCAGAAACATAAGATCCCAAATGCCAATCTTGTCATTAGCCTGAGAAATCGTGTTGCCAGTTGCCTTCTCCCACTTTGCCCACTCAGGAGGCTGAGCCGTATAAGTTGCTTCGTCTCCAGAGTTGTATGTAATTGTTATTGGTAGTTTCATCTATTGCTCCCGTTTTTTAGATTTTAACTGAATGTGTCTGCTGGTGTTCCAACTACTGTTAGCGCCCAAGTGTCAGTCTGTGCTCCTGGAGCACCGCCACCGACTGTTGGAAATACTGGCAATACGTTGCAAGTAAATACTGCGCCTGTTACTGCTGTTAGTGAAACTGCAAGTGTTGTGTTTGGATTCGCATCAGCTGCGCCCCACATTGCTTCGAATAGTGATGATGTTGCACCCCAGTCAGCAAGTAACTCGATGTTAAGAGTCCATTGATCGTCTGTGTGCTTGTAAGCCTTGCCATCAAGTGTCTGATAGACATCGATAGTTGGGCTGTTTACGAGTGTAACGCTAGTTGTCTGAGCATCGTAATTAACTGTTGCGATTGTCAGAACCAGGTCGCGACCCGTGATAACTGTTGTTGCCATTGGGTTTCTCCTTATGCCGTCTGCGTATACCAGGTGGATACGCGTATGTCCGCGACTAGCAAGTTACTAGCGCCTACTTGTGTAACTGTTGGTCGATCAACTACCTGGACATCGTATCCAGCAGGTATAACCGCCACAACGCTTGTGATGAGTTGTTCTATGTTATCAAGACTTGCAGGATTGCTGTTATAAGCAACGCAGCAGGTAATTGTGT